CATTCATCTGCATTTTCGCTATTCTCCTGTTTACGCACGAGGTCTTCTATTAACTGTAAACTGACTCCCAGACCTCGGATTAAGCCAGTAACTTCCTTGTACGCAGAATAGTCTTTTGGACCTCCGCTTGTAAGAAACTGTATTGAAGTTTGTCTTTGCTCCATTAGAGCTTTTTTTAAAATATCTAATTCAGTCATTATTTTTTACTATCCTTCATTGATTTTATTATATCGAGTTCTAATTTTCCTCTACCCGATCTAATATTTTCTCTTAGCTTTATTTCTTCTTTTTTGACATCTATTGCTGATTTAGCTTTATCTATTTTAATTTTTTCTGTTTCCAACCTAGTATCTACAGCATCTTTCTTTTCTTTTCTAAGTTGTTCTCTCTGTTTTAACTGTGCGTCTGCTTGGTCTTTTTGTGCTTTTCTTTGTATGTCAGCTTGTCTTATATTAAGCTCCTGCTGTTTCATTTGATTGACAGGGTCTTGAGCTGCCTGTTGAGCCTGTCTTTGAGCCGCTTGTTGCTTGTGTGCTTGTGTCAATTGTTGTCCAGCATCAGCTACGAGTCTAGCAAGATTAACTTCTACATCTTCTGGTAACTCTTCATTAGGTGGCGGTAGAGGTGCTCCTAGACGCTCTTCTAATTGTTTTCTGTAATTAAACGCTAAATGTTCTGCTATATGTGCTTGCAATGAAGCCATTATCTGATTTGCCTGTGGATTTTGTCCTATCATTTGTGTTATTGCAGGGTCTTGCATAAAGGATGTGTGTGCCTTTATATGTGCATCATGATCTTGATATATAAACGCTCTCATAGGCTTACCAGTCAATGCGTTCATATTCTCACTTACAGGGTCTACAGGTTTTAAATCTTCTTGCATTGGTATAAGTTTATCTGCGTTTTTTACCCCTAAAACTTCTATCATCTGACGATGTAGTTGTTTTAAGTCATATATTTGTGGTGCAGATGTAGCCATTTGTAACACAGCTTGGTATTGAACAACTCTCTGAGCCATAGTTGTGCTATTAGGGTCACTTACAGGTATTACATCTACTAAGTTATAATCTGCTTTTCTAGCTCCAACCTCACCTCTTGCAGGTTGATAAGAATATTCTGCGGGTGCATATTCAGCTATAATTGTTTTTAATAATTTAAACTCCTGCTTCATGGCATAGTGAACACGAGCCTGAACTGCTGCCATAGGTTTTAGAGTTCTTTCTAACAGGGCTAATGTTGTGCCAACAGGAGCATTTGCTGACATATCAGATATGTTTGTGTCACTGATTGCTCCTAATCTCCTACCTTCTGCTGTTATATTATTGAGTAAAGCTAACAAAGTCTGACTTGGTTCTTTATAAGGTAGGGGCATGATATTATCACGGATACTACCAGAAGGCACGTCAACATCTTTAAACTCCCCAGGTTCTATAGGTGTATCGTCACCTTTTATTCTTAGACCTCTGGACTTCAAACCCCCAGGAAGATTAGATAACGTGCCTGCGTCAACAAGTTGTCTTATTATAGATGTCCCTGCACGAGCGTACCCACCTATAATGTGTATCAAGCCAAGCCCATAGAAACCAAACCCTGGTACATATGCGTAATGTACAAAGTGTTGTCGTTTTAACATCAAGGGGTCCTCTGGGTTCCAGTTCCTACGTATGGATAATATCTCACCTGTTCCTCGTTCGATACTAACTACATATGGCTTGGCTATTCCTTCATCTGAATCATCTACACCTTCTATGACTAAATCTGCATGTACTTCATATATTGTATATCTATCATCGTCTGTAAGAGAATACCCACCCTCTTCTGCTTTTCTTTCTTCTATATCAGTATGATAAGGCTGTGGGTCTCCTAAATCTTCTATATCTCTATAAAATCCGTTTACCTGTAATTTCTTTAATTCGTTTTTCGTCTTTCTCATTACGTGAGTAACACGTTCTGCTGTCTCTATGTGTGACGCACCATAAGGAACTATCACGTCCTCTGCTGGTATGTACACTGACATCTGTCTACCCATATTTGGATCGTAGTAAATCTTTTTAAATGCTGAACCTGCTAATCCTAAATTATATAATAGTCTTTCATGTTCAGAACGATATTCAATCATACGTTCTGTAAGCTCGTAATTCATGTCAGCTTTTACACGACTAGCAGCTTCTTCTTTTTCTCTTGATTCATCACCTAATATCTTTGTTTTTACAGGGCCAGAAGCAGGAAATGTTTCACTCATTGTTTCTGCCTGAAAACGTATGGCAGCTTCTGCTAACACGTTAGAGTATACTCCACAAGCCCCTTCCCAGGGCTCTGTGCGTTCATCGTATTTAAATCCTAATACATCTAAACCTTTTACAAAGGTGTCTGCCCATTCTTTACGACTATCTGTGTCTGCGTCTATAAGTCCTACTACATCAGAAGATAATTCGTTTAACACACCTTCTTCTAATTCTTCAGCTATATTAGAATCAAATCCACCTTTTACGTTGTCATCTCCTGGAATTATAGTTACTTCTACACTACCATCGTCTAGTGTGACCATATCAGGATTGACGATATCTATTTCTAAATCGGGTTCTGGTAACTTACCATCAGTCTTTATCTCTTCATCTATTGGTAAAGCTGCTGGATTGATTGCTTTTTCTATAGCCATAATTTATCCCCTAATAATATCCCTGACCCCGTCTTTTAAAATAAACAGTTTCTTCAGGCTCGTCATTTGGTAGTCTTATAAACCCACCTTGTCTAAAACGCATGAGTGCCATAACAGTTGAGTCAACTAAATCATCATGGCTCATAAACGGAAATCCTGCAACTTCTTCTATAACTTCTTCCGCCCACCTAGTTTCTGGAACCCATACTAAACCAGATGATACCATATCTGACACAGAGTTCAACCTTGCTAATTTATCTCCTGATCCTCTATGAGGTGTATATTCCTGTATAGGTAGCCCCATCCTTCGCATTTCTTGGTACAGAGCTACACCAGAATTTTTCTTTTCCACGATAAACGAATCAGGTTCCCACTCCGTATATTCTTCCATAGCCATACTTTTTAGTTCTGGAAACTCCATACGCTCTTTTATACTATTTAACAATATAATATTATAATTATCTACTTCNTCATTAAAAAACACNCCCCATGTTGTAAGTGCAGTATAGTCAGCACGATTATGTGTCTCGGCTGCAGCATCTAANGACATGATAATATANTCACATTCAGGTGGGTCTTCTTTCTTCCATAACTGCCACCACTCTCTTTTTACAAGTGCGGCTTCTTCTGCTGTAGGTTCTTGTTGATATTGTGCGTTCCATTGGAATGTAGGCATAGATGCTTTTGTTCGTAACAAAGCCTCCATGTCAAAGAACTCAGGCCACAAAGGTTTNTGTTCTGATTTNTTAGTCTTNTCATTTACAATATCTAATATTGCAGGNAACTCNACAATCTCATACTGGTCTGCCCTGTCATTTTGAGTCATATCTTTTGTCACACGCCCCGTCAGGTCATCCATATGCCAACGAGTTTGTATTATAGCAACACGCCCTCCAGGCATTAAACGAGTACGAGCACCAAAGGTAAACCACTCATACGCTTTCTCAAACGTACTAAAATTACCATTTATAACATCCTGCTCCGAATGTGGGTCGTCTACAAGTAACAAGTCTGCTCCTCTACCAGCCAANGCTGAACCTATACCACAAGCATANTATTCCCCACCAAAATTTGTATTCCAACGCCCTGCAGATTTAGAATCTATAGCTAGGGTAACATTAGGAAATATAGCTTTATACAATTCAGTTGATATTAGATTACGTACTTTTCTACCAAAGTCTACTGCTAAATCAGTAGTATGTGATACCATCATCACTTTTTTATTAGGATTTCTACCTAAAAACCACGCTGGAAAGAAGATAGATACAAGCTGTGACTTACCATGACGAGGTGGTATATTTACACATATCCTGTCTTTATTGCCTTGTTCTATGTCCATAAGTAAATCTGCTAACATCCTATGATGCTTACCAACAATATAATCAGGCTGCATATGTTTACAAAAGTCTATCAAATCGTCATACACAGCCTTTGTGTACTTTCTTTTATCAAGTTCACTAACGATTCTATCTACTTCCTGAACCTCTTCAGGCGTAAATTTATCTAAATTATCCAGCATTTGCTGTATTTCTGACTCGGAAAAGTCCAAAACTTCACTCATCTTTTAGCTTCCAAAAGTATTCATCTGTGTCTCCAAGACGATATTCGTTGCCATTTTCGACCTGATATTCGATTGTACTGACCTTAAAATCAGGTTGTAAAGGGGTCGTAGGGGTAAGAGAATTGTCGTATAATCTCATTCTATTGTTCGGATATAGGCAATATTGCCCGTTATCAAGCTGTAATAAGTTAAAAGACTTGTGTTCTTCTGGCTGTTCGGCAGTGCTATAGTCAATAACGTTCTCATCCCCATGATAATTATCTAAAGTGCATATATATCTACCCTTTTGTATACCAAAATCCCTTGTATACACCTCAAAATCCATACTTCCTATGAATTGTTTGTGTATTGCGACCACATTATAGTCCATACAGTTCCAAAACTGCAAATTTGGTAAGTCCATGTCAGTTTTTGGTGTTCTTTCCATTGATAAAAACGCAGAAATAGGTAATTTATCGAACAAAGCACCGTATTTTGGCAAAAAAGTCTCAAAATAGAAGGCTCTGCCAGGAATTGACTTCGCAGAAACCCACACTCCCTCTACAAATTTACCAAAACCATCCTGATGGTTCATTAAATATTCTTTTCTTACCCAGACTTTCTGTGCTGGTAGATTACAAATCAGTTTGCTCATCTTTTAATCCAAGTTCCTCATCTACATTTAACGATTCACCATCAATTACAACAGTTTCTTGCGGTAAATCTTCTACTTTTACTAAATTTTCTAACTTCTGTTTAAGTTTTTTACGTAAATCATCAGTCGATTGGTGCGTTATAGTCACTTCCGACTTTTCTGCAAACAACCCAACATCTGATATCTTACCCAAAAGCTCCAAAGCACGTATTCGTACCTTGGGGTCAGGGTTCTCAGTCTCTAATAATAACTTATTAGTAACTAGATGCCGTACGTGAACAGCACTTTTTACGACAGACTGTCCAAATTCTTTTAAAATATTATCAGTTAATACCAAAGAAGCAGGTGTGAGTGCCGCCATTTTATTAGTTGTAGCTTTTTTAGATGTAGAGTCAGGATTTTCTGCATACGCTAATGCAAGTTTTGCTGCAACATCTTTATCTTCTGCGTCTGGATTTAAGTCAAGACCGTGCTTAGACAGCTCTTCGGCTGTATTCTTCGAGGCTTTTGCACGAGCTTTTAAGTCCATCTCTGGTAAACTCGGTTTCAGTTCCACGCCCATCTCTGGTTCTGCGGTTATTGTCATGTTAGCTAGTATATACACAAAAAAATTTTTTACGCAAGTAGTTTGGGACTCCAAAGGGGGGGGGGTTTCCTATTTTGAGCAAAATTGAAATTGTTCGTGGAAATTAGACATACATACAGACGCACACGACATATAATACAGTTGGGGTATGGGGGTATGGTGGGGTATTGGNAAGNATAATTTGTTAGTGTTACACTAACAAAATAATAAAACATAATTATATATAATAAAAAGTTATTATTTACAATGATACTATATGAAAATACATCATAATGTGTATTAATATAATNATCGGNAGANNCAANACTGNNTCTTTAAAATTNGCCGATTAACTATAGGAGTTTAGCAATGGCTAAATCAGTAAAACTTACCGCTGAGGTCGGTAACACAATAACCTCAACAGTATCAAAAACTCAAGCTGGAGTTAGGGCGATGCAATCGGCAATCCCTGTGCTTATCAAGCATGGCATTGTGTCAACGATGTTCATTAGTCCTCATTCCAAAGGTAGCAAATCGACCGCTACTCCTGAGCAATTTGATTGGATTAACAAGCATGTAGTCCTCGGATTTACTGCTAGTGTCCAAAAACTGTTGGAGAGTCCGACTAAATCGTTAACCGATGCCAAAAAGGTTACCAAGCGTTATTGGCAACAACAAATCGGTGCTAGGCGTAATGATTTCAAATCTGCCCTAGCAAGACGTGAGGACAGCAAAGGTGCAGGTGGTAAACCTCGTACTGCAGACCAACGAGTTAGGGATAATCTTAATGATTGTCTNAANGTNATCGACAATGTNGANGANNNTANNCANTTGGTGCAAGGTGCCGAGATTAAAGCANTGCTTAAAAAAGCCATTGCTTTACTGACNAGCAAGTAAGTTTAACCTTGGGGGGAGGGANAACCTCCCTCCCTCCTATAACTCATAAGGAGTATNNAAATGAGTAAAGATAAAAAGACTACNNTAGATCGTAATATACAACGAGCTATTAAAAATGGTCAATTAGATATATTTCTAAAAGACACAGTCTTTAATAGCGATGGAGTTAACAGACCAATCGCTATGCTTACCTTTTCCAAGTTAATGGAAAAGAATGGAGTTAAACAACTCAAAAAGAAAAAATAATAATTTGCCCCACTTCGGTGGGGCATTTTTTTTGCCTAAAATTTGGTATCTTACGATACCAGTTTCTCGGGTAGCGTTGAGCATTGACGATTGGCGTACAGAGTTGTTGCCATGCGTGTATGCTATCTTGTTAGTGTATCCCTAACAAAATGAGACCAGTTTCTCGGGTAGCGTTGAGCGTTAGGAACAAATAATAACTTGTTATGGTGTGTGTAGCATAGCGTGTTAGTGTGTCACTAACAAGTATCTCACTAATAGTGAAACCAGTTATGCGTGTAGCGTTGAGCCTAATGTTCGGTAATATTTGTAATGTTCTGCAAATGTTCGGTGAATGTTCGGTTTTTTTCGGCAATGTTCGTACATTAGGTTATATTGCCAACTGGTATCATGTAGTATCGAGCATTGACGATACTTGCCTATCAGCTTTTGCAGTATAGTGTAGTTTCTTAACAATTATATATAATGTTCGTTTTTTAAAATATTACTTCGATATGTTAGTGACACACTAACAAGTTTACAGAATGTTCTGTAATCGAGAGGGGGTCGTCAGCAGATAATAAATCTCAACTTTTACCGAACAATAGAACATTTCAGAAAAATCAAATACTTATTCGTATACTGTACAGAACATTGTAGAACATTGCAGAACATTACATCATATGATACAATAGGTAGCACGGGGGTTTAATATGTAGTGATATATCACAGAACAACACGTTTTCACATCACTTGACATTTACCGATACTTGTGGTATACTGTAAGCATACTAGAAATAGTATGTTTTATTTCAACTTAACAGAAAGGAGTCAGTAATGACTACACAAACACAACAACAACTACCCACTGATAATGTTAGTGACACACTAACAAATTCAGCACCATCTATATCTTCTAGTGCAATGCTAGTCGAGTTGTCCATCTCTACATGGACTGGTCGTAAGTTAGACAAGCGAGCATCACAAGATGTGACCTCTACTAACAACGCAGTAACTGGTGTCGCAAATGTCCACAAGAAGTTACTTGGTGACTGTGCCGAACTCGACATCATACAGAAGTTTGTCGGTAATGTTCGTAACATACATTATGCTATGACCATGCCTTGGTCTGATACGGGTATTCATCTTTTACCAACAAAGCAATACTTCAAGTATCATCAGACAATGACCGACTTCGTTACTTCACATAAAGAACTTATCAGCAAGTTTCTCAATGCGTATGCTTCTCGTGTGAGTGACGCACAAGACAAACTCGGTGACTTGTTCAGACGTATGGACTATCCAAGTCCTGACCAAATTGCTAGTAAGTTCAACTTCAACATCTCGTACATACCACTGCCCGAGGTCGGTGACTTCCGTGTCGATATCGGCAACGAGCAAAAGTCTGTGTTGCAGAAGAGTTACACCGACTACTACTCCAGCCAGTTGACCAACGCAAT